GCCAATTTAAGACTGCGGTCGGTTGCGATAGCAACCAGCCGTAGAATGGCCCACCATTCGACAGACATCACAAAACTTCTCAGTATTTGCGGGGTGAATGATGGGACTTGGGGGGAGGGGAGAGGGGAGAGGAGGCAAGCATGAAGGATCACACTTGCTGAGAATCGACCGAACAGCCGAATCTTCAGATTCCTCGGAAGGGGTGCCGGTGTGAACCGACAACCGTTCTTGTCGCTTTCGAAGTCTCTCCAAAATGGCGGGTGAGAGGATCTTAGCAGCAAGGTTGCTCACATATTGAGTGAACACCTTGTGCTTCAAGGCTTGGTTAAGAACCAAGTCGACCTGACTCGTGCCAGCTTGGATAGACTCAGCGAACTCTATCTCATACTCAACCCATATGTCAATGAGCGGGGAACCGGCGGTATAGAATGCAGCACTGACACCGTCAGCAACAATATGAATGTCGCCTTGGGTTTCAGTAACTGACACATCGCCAGTACCCACTTCATGATGATACCAATTATATGAATTCTTCTTAGTATCATACTCATAGACAAGAGTCTCCCAGAACTTACAAGCTCTAACTCCCTCCTGGTTACGAACCTGAGCTTGAGTCCAGGCAGCTAGAGTGCCTTGGGCGTCATACTCACCCGACACAGCAACCACGCCAGGCACCGTTGAAGGTGTTTTGCCTTCGATAATAACACGCAACTTAGTGAAGCGGTACATGGCGAAGACAGGCGCGATCACAGACAGCTTTGTAAAGGCTGCGCTGGTCGGGATAACCGAGAAGAAGAAATCTTGTAGGGTGGTGGCTGCAACTTCGCTCGCAACGAAGTCACAGCCCTGAAAAGCCACAGTTGCCCCTTTAAGCGAGGGGGTCTTACTGCGAAAATAAGTCTGTCGAGACCCATTCTTATAGCTGAAGGCATTTGGGGCAGACGCAATGCGTCTGCCTGCTCCAACTAAGCTCTGCCGGCCTCCTTTCGAACCACCCTGCTTCTTAGCAGGCATGGCTTTTGGTAGGGAGACAAACCGTGTGATGGCCGCCTTAGCGGCGTTCTTCTTCTGCTTCTTGGATCCTGGCAGAAGATTTCTCCTCCGCAATTCCTCCATTGCCATCTTTGTAAGAAACGGCATTGCTGAAGACGCTAGGGTCGCTAGAGCCATCTTGCTCACTGACTTTACCTCGTCTCCTCCTGACGAGGTCAAGCACTTGCATACAATGAGGAAGATGTGGTGAATGTCTCAGTTCATAAGCAAACTGAAGACGAAACTCCTCTGTTACTGGTTCGTGGCAGAGGAGCCGATAAAACGATCGGTGCCAGTTTATTGGCTCACCGGTTCCTTCGTTTGTTTTAAACAAAGTACTACAGAAAGAAAACTGG